ATTCTTTAATACTATACTACTATTTAGTCAAAGTCACCACGCATTCTGCGTAAAGTTTCTTCCGGTAGTGCACCAAACTCATCATCAGACAGTACATTTATATCTACAATTTTCTTATTTTGAGTAGATTCACCTTTCATTTGTGGTGGTTGAGACTGCGAAGCAGTTACTTTTTTCTGTACATTTGCTTTTGCTTTCTTTTCTTGTACTACTTGACTTAATTTAGGAGCAGCATCTTGAGTACCAGCATCTTCAGTTTGTAACAACTCAGGTTTTTTGCTTAGTAGAGTAACTTCAGTAGCTTTTGCTAATGAGTCAGCAGCGGCATAACCTTGATAAATAAAAGCATCACGTAGTTCCATTACTTCATTAGAAAGTTTTTCATCATATTGTTTACTTTCAGGATTAAATACAGGAAATACATCTAATATCTCTCTTGCCTTTTCTTGTAACTCACGAGCTTCGCGATCTTGTTGTACAGTTTGACCCATTTTACTTTGTACTTCAGACATTAACTGTTCCTTTTCTGCATTTCTTATTTCTTCTCTCAGAGCTGCAGCTTTATCTGTTTCACCATCTAAAACAAGGTCTTGGTAGTCTTTTTCTTTTGCAACAAAATCATATTTAGGAGTAGTATCCTCAGGTTTTTGTTCCTGCATAGTATCGATGACTTTTTGCATTTCTTTATTTTTTGCGAGTACTTCATCGAGTCTAGATTTAGGCACCATAGGTGCTTTAGTTTCTACCTCTGGTTCTTCCTCCACTGCTTCCACAGGTTGTCCATCATCTGTCGGAACGCTCTCTTGTTCTGTTTCTTCTGGTTGAGTTTCTGGTTCTTCTGTTGCAACTTCTTCAACTTGCTCCTCTGCAGCTGCTTCTGCTGCTTCTTCTTCAATAGCTTGCTCTTCTGCTTCGATTTCTTCTGCTTGCTCTTCTTCAATTTCTTCTTCCTCCGTGTCTTCAAAGTTCATATCTACTTCAAATGGTTTTACATCTTCCTCTGTTTTTGGATCAGCACCCGGCATTCCCTCGAATACTAATTCTTCATTATTTTTATCTTCAGCCATTATCTACCTCCTGATGGTTTCATAGCTGCGGTTGCAATTTTTGCTGCCGCTTGGGTTTCAGTTTGTCCTTTCCTCATGTCATTTGTCAAAGATGACAATTGTTGACGTAAGGTAAGTTCTTGCTCTTTCATCTTCATTTTACTTTGTATTTCAGCCACTTTGATTTGTGGGTCAGCGATAGTCTCTTGAGCTTTTGCAGTATTTAACTGAGATTGAGACTGTATGTTCTGTACTTCTGCTTCCATCTTAGCAATTTCTAATTGTATTTTTCTAATTTCCGATTCAGCTTGGAAAGCTTGTATTTGTTGTTGTTCCTCTGTCATTGGTTCCATACCCTGCATTTGACGTATACGCTGTGCAACCTCTCCTTTTCTAGCTAAATGAGAGTAATCAATAATTAAGTCATCTGGTATTGGTACTCCAGCAGACCTTAACTCAATAGCTTCTGCAAATTGTACATCATCGTAGTTATCTCTAGCTGGCATTGTACCAATAACTACATAATATTCACCTAAAGTTAAATCATTTATAATAGTCCCTTCCGGACCCAACATATTTAACATAACAGGTTCTTGTTGTTTTAGAGGGTCGTCTTCGTTGGTAATTTGTATCAAACGTTCCTCTGTATAATAAGCCTGCACTAATTCTAATATATATTCAGCTAAATATTGCCTGGTTTTAATTAAATTATCCAAAGGTACTTGAATCATGGTAGCACCTCTATTTTGTTTCGCACGTATAGCGACACCAGAAACTTCAGGGCTATCGGTACCTAACATTGCGTCACTAATACCACTAATCGTTTTTATATTAAGAGCGGCTTTTTGACTAATTCTGTCTAGGCCGGTGGGAATCTGATTTGGTGGTATCTTCGCTGGGGGGGAGGATCCGCGATTATACTCTAATACTAAACCAGTTTCCGCACCGTGTTCTTCTAAATCGTCAGCGGTCATTCCTTGGAGCGACCCTGTTTCTACAATCCAACCACTGTTAGCTGTAGTATTTACTATGTGAAGTTCTTGTGAACTTATTTTATTAAGTTGTTCTTGTGGCGAGATTAAATTTCTTACCATGCCGAATGGTCTTCCTCTTCGCCAGTATGGAAAGTAAGGAACTATAGTAAACCTTTTATAAGGGGACCAATCATCATGTAGTACTACTTTGTCTGCAGTTACAGTCCAACGTACTTTACGGTCTTTTCGAGAAATAATATCTAACCCATACTCATCAGCAAATCTATCTCTTTTACGTTTTCCCCAATTGGTAGGTACTTGTCGCATATCACCAGTGACCCTGTCTACATAGTACATACAGTCTTTTAGTTGATAATACTGTCTTTCTACAACACGAACTGCGCGCACTTGACGATTCTCTTCTGGATTAGTTGTACTACCTTGGTTGTACTCCACACCAGTATATGTATCACCATAACGTGTTTCTTCATACTCTACAGAGTCCTGCCCCATAGTATTACCATACTCTGCAGCTACTCTTAATCTATCAGCTTTATCAATACCATATTGTTCTTCAATTTCATCTAAACTCATCCACTTAGTTTCAAATATCTCATTCCAAGTTTTTGGATCATACTCCTTGGCGTCAGGATCAATCAGAATATCTAACGGATCCTTGGTACTTATACGCACTTCTCCCTGGATATGATCCGTAAAATCTATTCTTACATCAAAATAACCTCGGTCTTGGATAAGACCATCAGCAAAAACTGTAGATTCTAGCCAATCCATTTTATTATTGTCGGCTATTTGCATGTATAGCTTATTTAAAACATCGGCTACGTCTTGAGTACCCCCACCTTTTGGTTTGAAATTGACATCTGCTCTTCGGGTTCTTTGCTCACCCAACACAGCGTTAACCGTAGGAAGTATTGTATTGATTGTAAGAGCTGGACGCCCTTCGTCATCTAAAGATGCTACATCAGCTGGATCCCATTGATTACCACGATAGAAGGCATCACATTTTTTAGCAGTCTCGATATAGTCGAGGTGGCCATTGTCGCGCGCACGTTCGTAACGCTCGAACTGATTAGTTGCTATTGAATGCTCTTCTTCTGTACTTAACTTTTTCTTCTTTTTGCTGTAATCCATTAAGAACTCATAGCTGATTTATGTTTATCACCCTTAGCTAAATATTTAAGCTTATCTCGCCAAGACGGTTCGTGTTCTACCTTCTCTACAAAAGTAGAAAATTCTGTCATCATTAATCCTATCCATGCTAACGCATCCACTTGGTCATCATGCACCCCGTTTGGAAAACGCAAAAGTTCCGCAATTAGCGGACCAACCCATACCGGATCTTTCGGAAAGTATACCATGCCTTGTTGCATTCTACCTTGTATTGCTCTAGCTCTCGCTTCTTTATCCCGTCTGCCTACTTTTAAATCTTTAAAGTAAGCTTCGTTAAGTCCACGTTCACGAACACGTTTTTGTAGAAACGGACCCAAGGCCATCTCTATGTGACCCTTCTCAATACCAACAACATGTGGTCGCCACGTCTCGAAAAGATCCAATATTTGTTCAACAAGTTCAAAACCGTCGTACTTCCCTCTTATACAATCTACTACGTATAAATTATCATATTCATCAACACCAACGACCACTCCTACAGAGTAGTCATTACGTTCTCGTTGACCAATCGCTAAATCCCATGCGCAATAGAACCGTAATCTGTCAAAGTCTACTTCATTTTCGTCGTAATACCTAATCATTTCTCGATTAAAGTATTCACCTTCGTCCGATACTGGATTCTGTTGATACAGCGCTGACCAGTCTCGTGGACCTACCGCTCTTTGAATCTGGGTCAGAGCTTCTGAGCTGTACCTTTCTGGGTGAAGCGCGTCGCCCTTTTCTCTAAACTCTTCGTCCTTCTCGGCGAGAGCTGGATACTTAACAACTTCCCACTGATCCGCGCCCGCGGCTGCTGCTTGTAGCAACCTACCAGCTAAATCATCATCGTGCCATCGGGTAAGAATTACTAGTACACCACCTCCGGGGGCCAGTCGTGTATACGCAGTAGATGTGTACCAATCCCAGACTGCATCCCGATTGTATTCGGATTCTGCGTCCTCTCTGTTCTTGACTGGGTCATCGATGACTAATACGTGCGCTCCTTTACCGGTAATACCACCGCCAACACCCGCTGCTACATAACCACCGCCCTTGGTTGTATTCCATGATTCTACGGACTGCGAACTAGGGTCGAGCGATACACCAGAAAAGACATTCTTAAAATTAGGTTCTCTCAGTTGATGACGAACCTTACGACTAAAGTTCATGGCCAACGATCCAGAGTACGAACAACTAATAAACTCATGTTCAGGGTTCTTACCCAAATGCCAAGCTGGAAACGCAACAGAAGCCAAAGTAGATTTACCATGTCGTGGTGGCATAAACAACATAAGTCTAGGTGACTTTTGATTATTTACATCCTCACTAAATTTCTCCAACCGTAGACATATGTCCTTGTGTACCCAACCTGCTAAATAGTCTGGATTGAAACGTTCCACGAACGGTAACAAATGCTTACGTGACAATGCACGCAACGCAAGTTCTTTCTGGGCTTTTAGTTGTGCAGTTTCTTCCGGTGTAGGTTCTTCTATAGCTTCTTCAACTTGAGGCTCTTCAAGACGTTCCGCTTCATCGGCTTTACAGTACACGCAGATCTGGTCGTCGCTCGGGTACAACGTATCTGGATGCAACGCTTTACACGTCACACATTCAATCTTGTTTATTTCCATCAATCTCTAGTTCTGCTTCAGTTTCAATAACTACTCTAGCTCCGCAGGGTAGGATAGGTTTATCTGTACCACCATAGCGAACAGTAGAATCACCTTTTATAGTTACTTCGTGACAATAGGTATTCTTTTTACCTTCTTTCACAGTTATAACTGGCTCATTAGTACCGTGTTTTAAGTTAGCTCTTATCTTATGCTGGTTAACGTGAATGTATTTAATCTTTCTTTTCTCCATCCTTTTTAGGCATAAGATATTGGTTATCAGTTCCCGCTATCTTGAGTAATTCAGAATCTGGTAGTTTTTCTAGTTGTTCTACAGTTCTATCCAGATTAATGTTGATTTGTGTAGCATGCTCTGGGGCAAATAGACCGTGGAGCTTGCACAATGAATCGGTGATAACTTTTTCTTCTGTCGCTGTTGCAGATTTACGGTGCGC